TCTAGTTTATTAGGTTGTGCACAATCTAGTTAACCACGCCAACGGGCAGCGGGGCCACTACGAGAGTCTACGTGAGTAAAAGAACGATAACGCCCCACAGATAGACCGAGAGATTCCGCATAGTCCGCCACTTCGGCCGGCGCAACTGACTTCACTACGATGTCGGCTGCCCGGCCTTTTTTATGTTGCGACTTTTCTGCGCCCCCGATTTCACTATTATATTCAGGGCATCTACACCCGCTGTTGACAGTAATCGGCTCCCCAAAGAAGAGCCTGACTGATTCCAGCGCCTCCAGCAAGAGGGTGTCCACGGTGTCATAACCGCAGCCACACTTGCAGGCGAACTCACTTCGGAAGAAGTGCTGGCTAAGTTTCATTAGAGGAGGAGGATGAGGACTGCGATGAGTGCAACTGGTCGCACGAGGTATCCACTGATTGTGTCCACAAATCCCACAGTCTCTGTTGCTCGTACCAAGCCAGTTGCTTCTTCAACGTGGTGGCGATACTCAGCGAGATATTCCACAGCCTTCTCGGACCCACACACTTCTTGCAGGGTCTCCATGACAACATCCGAGCCTTCAGCCGTGGTGTATCCGTACTCAACAGCAGTGCATTCAAAAGAGCCATTTTCTATCTCCCAGTTGTAGGCGTCGAGCATGACACGAGCAGCCTTGACGTGTTGGCAGAATTGGTCCGCATTAACAACTGCAAAACCGCCTGCTTCCACCTGACCGGACATGCCTGTCTGGCACTCGCCTGCAAACACAGATGCGGCACTTGAGGCTGAGTAGTCGTGGTCGGAGGTGTAGCTATAGTCATCGCCTTCAATGTCAATGTCCCCAGTAGAGTTACCGCCATTGCTGGCACTTGCTTCTGTGTCACCTACTCGGGCTGAGCCTCCGCCTGCGACGGCAAGACCTCCTGCGCCTCCTTCAGCACTTGAATTAGAGCTTGAAGAGGTTGGTCCTGTTTTAACGCCCACATGGACCCTGCTATCACCCCCGCCAGCATAGCTAGTAGAACCAGCACTTGCACCAGAGATTGAAGCACTATTCGCGTCCGCACTATTAGTGTTGCTATTTTGGTTGACGCTGGTTTGTCCCTGAGCCTGGCCTTGGGTTTGTTCTTGAGATTGTTCATTGGAGCCTCCACCAGTTCCAGTCGTTGGGCAATTGCCTGTGCAGCTGCCGTCCCCACCTGAGGGGCCGTTGCCGTTGCCGGCGAGGGCTGCTGTAGTACCTAGTACCATTACTGCCGCTAAGGCATAGATAAATTTAGTCATTGGTTGGTTCCTCTTCGTTTTTGATGAATGATTCATTAACCACAGGAGCCATAAGCCCTGCTTGTTTAGTGGCCTCTGCCTTGACAAGTTCTTTGTCCGGCGTCAGCTCTGTTATCTTCTTGAGGTCATTGGCCATAGTATCCCCTTTCTCGTACCGGCGGGCCGCCCCTGCTTGGTCATAGGCCACACGTTTAGTGACGTCACCATGTATGGGAGGAGTTACAGCCAGCAGTTTGTTGGGGAGGTACTCACCGACTGCCTTGCCCAATACGGGCGTCTTCTCTAGGAAGTCATGTTCGTCTGACATTACAGCAAAGAACTTACCATCGGGTTCCACCTTATGGAAGGCCCTGTATCCGCCCTCGACAATCGCCGTGCCGGGACGAGTAGAAGAAACCCAGACACCACCGTCCTTGTCTCTAATCACTTTGATGGGGAACCTCTTGTTGACAGAGTTGGTCTTGTTTACCTTCTCTAGTGCGGCGGCCAGCTGGTCATTGGTGGCCCCCTTTGGTAGGGACTTCTGTGCCTTCTTGTAGGCTGACATGGCGGGGCTCTTAGGCCCTATCAAATCAAACAAGTGCTTCCCTGACTCAGTGGCCTCAGGCCTCTTCACTACTACTGAATTGGTGCCGGGCCAGTCATCCATCACCAGCTTCTGCATAAACTCTGCGTCATTATCACTGATAACAACGGGCGCACCTTGTCCCTTCTTAGACGCGGGCATCTTCTTAGTAGCGTGGTGCTCCTTAAAGATATTCTTTAGGGTGTTGGGTTCCATCTTGGTGTACTGTTGGAGGAAGGCCTTGTCTAAAAACTTACCTAGAGCCGTGTCGGGGTTGATAGTACCACCACCTTGCCACCTCTGGTGTCCTTGATAGATGGCCTCAGCACCGGCCTTAGCCAACGGGCGGTTCCCCGTCCCCTTAGCGTAGTCGTCCATGTGCTTAGTGATAATTTCCTGCCCCGTCTGGGACACATGCTCCTTCTTCCACAGCGCACGAGCCCGCGGGTCCATAAGGTCAGCCGCAGAGTTAAGACCAGCCTTCGCCACTGTCTTACCTGTGGACACTGCCCGCTGGGACGCCCCAACCATCTGTTCTGGATTAAGGTTCTTACCCTGTTTGGTCTTACTTAAGATGGGCTTAGCGGCCTTTTCTAGCAGGGTGTTCTCGCCACTCTCACGGGGTACATAGAAGTTATCAATGTAGTTGTCGGCGGGGGCCGTCAGCATACCCTTGCCTGCACCCTTGCCCGCTATCTTGTTGACAGCCTTCGCACCCTTAGCATATAGTCCTGGCCCCACAAGATTTAATGGGTCAGCGAGGACGTCAGTTACGCCTCCAGCAAAATCGGAAGCATGCTCTTTAGCCTCTTCGGACAACGCAGGGATACCCCACTCCGCTGAGGCCTGAGAAAAAGACCCGCCGCCGGGAGTTGTCTCTGCGTCAGGGCCAAACCACTCATCTTCATTACCACTGAGCGACTTGCGTAACATTTTGAGAGGGACCTCAAGTGTGTCAGTTACCGCAGTGGACTTCCGGTCCGCCCTTTCCTTGTCCATGGCCTTGATACGCTTTTCAATAGCGGCCTTCTTTGCGGGGTCCTTAGTCTCGTACATCAAGACGAGTAGTCTCTCACGACTATTCACTTTCTTTAGGACCTAAACCGTCAGAAATCTGAGACAAGGCCAGTATCTCTGGCTGGAGGGCTGGGTAACTATCAGCAAGTTCAACTATACGGGCCATCCACTGCTTCCCCTGTGGTGAGGCGAGCCACTTGGCCCCCTTGTAACCACCGAAGAGGCCAGCGACTGTGCCAAGACCAGCGGGGCCGGCCAATGTAGCAGCGGTCGCAGCTGTGGCCCCAACGGCCAATGGGGTCGTCGGGAATTTAGTGTGTAATAGTTCCTCAGCCTGTTGCCTCAGGCGGCCAAAGTTTGTGTCGGCCTCCTTAACCATCTTGGCGTCAAGTTTGTCAGCCGCGGTCAACAGTTTGTGCTGTCGGTTGAGTAAGGTCTTAACCTCTTTGGTCCCTACGGCGTCACCCACAGTCTCGTTCAGGACATTACGCATGTCCCTAGGGCTATGCCAGAGGCGTTCTCAAAGTTAGAGTCCCAGACCTTACGTTGGCCTGTGACCCAGTTGTCCAACTCTCGGCGGGCCTTGAGGACACCCGACGCAGTACCGTCAAAGTCCTTGAGGACGACGTTCTCCAAGTGTTCGTACATCTTGATGGCCTTTTCTCTGGCCTCACCTGTCAGTAAGTTCTCGTCCATACGGTTAATCTTGTTACCCAGCTTAGCCAAGAGCTTTTCCTTTGAAACAGGAGCGCCCTTGCTGGCAACTAGCTCATCCAGCTTGTCCCTAAACTCCAACGAGCGTGTGCGCGTAGCGTTAAGGTTGTCCACATAGGTCCCACCGTACTTGACGTCGGGGACCTTAGCCAGCTCACGGGCCACCTCACGCTCCCAAGCAGAGCCGTCGTAGGTAGTAGGCTTGTACCATTTGTCTTGGTTAATGTAGTACTTGCCTTCACCTGTCCCCTTAGGGGGCTCCAGAATCTCATTCATCTGAGCCACACGGTTGTTCCTAATGTTCTTCTTCTGTTTCAGCCCAGCGGTCCTGCCACGCTTAATGTGTTCAGGCGTAACGCCGGCCCTTTTAATGCCAGCAGTACGGCCCAGAGAACTGACGTCCACCACATCGCTGAGCCGCTTGGCCCACTCTGGGTTCTTCTCAGCCCACTCATTGTAGTTCTTCATGCCGGCCTTGGCCGCCTCAATCCCCTCAGCCATAATAGGGGACTGTGAGACAGCCTCCCATGCGCTACGGGAAAAATCTATAACAGAGTCCTCCCAGCTGTCTGGTAAGATAGATTGTATCAGGCTAAGACCACCGTCTATGACCACATTGGCTGTAGCGCCAACAGTGTCGGCAACACTCCCCTGCGTCCTCTCTAGGGCCGAGGTCGTCGGGGCACCAAAGGCCTCCAACATTGCGGGGTCCATATTGGACGTGTCCATGTCGGTCTCAGAACCCATGAGTTCATCAGTGATGCTAGTCTTGGCCGAGGACAAAGTGTCCATAGTGCGTTCACCAAAACCAGGTTCGGGTTCGGCTTCGGCCGCAATCTCCGCAGGCGTTGGGTCAAACTGGTCGAAGTAGTTTGTGGGCTTACCTGTAGTTAACGGCGCGTCATCAAACTGGTCAAAGTAATTAGGCTGTGCCATTACATACCCTCCGGCAACCACTTATATTTAGCCAGGAAGTCATCACGCATCTCTGGGTTATTCTCTAGGGCCGTAAGTGCACTCGGGGGTGTCTCCGCTATGTTGGCGTTGCGGGTCTCAATGGCCCCCTCTTTCTCCATCTTAGCGTCCCAATCCTTCTGGAAGTCTTCACGTTTACCACGCATAACATATGCAGCACGCATACTATTGTACTCTGCTAGTTTTCTAGAGACTCTTGAAGTTGCGTCTAAGTACTCCACAATTTCTTCCTTACCCGCTGTTCTTGCATCGGGCACGCCCCTCATGACAATCTCTACGTCTTTGTCGGACGCAGGGCCAGGAGGTAGCATACCAAGCGCCTCGTGATTAGTGATGCCCACGGCCTGTGTCCTCAAGTACTGCGGGTCATCTCTCATACCAAGTTTGTCTAAGACGTACTCGTCGACTGTGGCAAAGAGGCCTGACTTCCAATCGTCTGTCTCTGCTATCTGCTGAGCTAAGCCCTCTGTCTTTGCGGACCATAACTTATTCTCATTGGCCTCCGTAGATAAGCGGTCCCACTCTTTGGCGTCATGTACGGATGCCTCGTAGTTACCACCAACCCTCTCTAGCTTTGGGTTGAGACGTATGATGTTGCCGTCCTCGTCAGTGAGCATCTCACCTTGACTCAGCTCGTACAACTCTTTCTTTTCTTTCTGCGTAGCAAAGTAAGCCTCAGGAGTCATGGCACCAGTCTGTATGGCCGTGACCTTTTTAGGGTCACCCTCACGCTTGGCGTAAGCGACTGCCTGATTCTTCATCCGGCGTTGCTTCTTACTCTCGACCTCTTCCTGTACCGCCAAGTTACCGGCGTCCAGCATGGCGTTCTGCTTGGCCTGTATTGCGGAGATTTTTTTCATCAACTGCTCGGCCTCAGCAGTCTTGCCCATAGACATGAGCTGCTGTGCTGCCTGCTTCAGGGCCTCTGGGTCCTCAGACGTGACGGCCTCAGCCATTATCTTACGGGACTGGTCCTCTATCTCCATGGCTTTTGCGGGCTCATTCATGAAGTCCATGCCCTGTGCCTGTGGGGCCTCAGACTCAGGGCCCTGCATGGCGTTGACGCCGGCCGCAGCTGCGTTGCCAAGGCCCTGTGAGGCCATGTTGAGCATCCCCTGTCCCTGACCTTGCTGGCCTTGGATGGCCTGATTCATCTGTTGAAACATTCCTGCTATGTTGCCTGCCATATCCTACTCCTAATTAAACATTCCACTGAGCATTTCCCAGAGGCCGTTCGCAGCCCCCTCGACGCCCGGCTGGGCCGCATTGCCTAAGCCTCCCAACATGGGGCCCATGGCACCAATCATGTCACCAAAGTTCCCCTGCTGGAGGGTGTTGTAGTTGAGCCTAGTACCCATCTCACCCAGACCGAGGTCCGCCAGCATCTTAGCCATGTTCTGGCCACTCTGGCTATTAAGCTGGGCGTTCTGTATACCTTGACCTGTCTGGTTCCCCAACTGGTCATAGGGCTGGAACTGGTTCATAAAGGCGTTCTGGCCCAGCTGGCCTTGATTCTGCTGTCGCTGGAGGCCGGCGTTCATCATCTGATTACCGATGCTACCACCAATCTGCTGCTGCTGATTGCCTGTCTGGCCCATCTGCGCACCCATGTTCGCCTGATTCATCAGCTCTTGCTGTGCCTGACCCATAGACTGGTAAGAGGCGTTATTCATCGCCTCATTACGGGCCATGTTATAGGCGTGCTGCTCTGGTGTACCACCGTACTGCGATGAAGACATGCCACCACGACCACTTCCGAACAGGTTGCCCTGCATCTGGTCCTGTGCCCGCATCTCGTCCGGACGCTGCATCTCACGTAGCTGGCTGTAAACATCGCCGGCCCGCTGTGAGGGGTCCTGCATGGCCCGCTGGGACATGGTCAGGCCCATCTGCTGCAACTCGTTAGGGTCACCAACACTTTTCATCATGTTGTAGCCTTGGTTCATATAGGCATTAGGCTGGCCGGCCTGTGCCATCTGTCCCTGACCAAACTTAGACATCCAGTCCGACTGCTGCTGTTGCTTATTGGACAGATTTGAAATCATCTGCCCAGTCGCGGGGTCATACTGTGTCCCACCGAGGCCACTCTTCACACCCCAAGGCTGAAAGTTGCCGGCCTGCCGGACGTCATCTCTGATGGCACCGACCTCTTCACCAACGTTGCCTTTAGCAGTGTCTAGCTTCTCTTGTTGGTCCGCGTAGCCCCAAGCGCCAAGACCCCCTTGTAGTAAATCACCCAGCCAATTAGCCATTAGAACAACCCTCCATCTATGAAGCCAACGAAGGCCGTTTCGCCCGTCTGTGGGGCAGCGCGGTCGAGCTTGCCCTCAGTAATGGCCTGAAATTCAGGGTCAAACTGTGCCCCTGAGATAATTTTACCTGAGTTACCTGGCGGCAAGCTGTCACGGCTGCCTAAAGTGGTCCCTGTCTTAGGGTAATCGTAGCTTGTGTCTGCCATTAGAGCATCCTTCCTTGTAGGGCCTGTACATTAAGTTCTTGGATGCTCACTGGAGCACCGAGGGTGTTTGAGAAGAGGCCGAAGCGGACATTCCGCCCTTGGCCCCATACGTTATATCTAAACTGCTGGAGTGTCGTGCCCGTACTGTAGAAGCCAGCAATCGCGGGGTCATAATCGACACTCTGTGGGTCGTCTGACGTCCACTGGCCGAGCCCCTGTGTGTCCACAGCCTGTGCCTCACCGTACCAGAAAGTAAAACCACCAGCACCTGAGAGGTCCTTAACGATGGTTCTAGGCTCCAAGGCGTCAGCGTAGTCATACCCCCACTTCAACGTCAGGTTACCAGTCAAGGCCCCGTAGAAGGTCACGTCGACCTGCTTAGGGAAGACCAAGTTGGCCGGCGACCCAAAGTCAATGGGGTGTGTCACATAGGACATGGGGATGGACTGGACGACCTCTGTCACGTCATCAGCTGGGTCCAGGAATATGTCCTCACCTCCGCTGTAAACATAGACCCCACCAAGGCCGGCGAACAAGGTCTCTCTGGAGTCCAAGCGGACACCACATCGGGGCTTCACATTGGTCCACACAGAGGCTCTGGCCGAGGCGTCGGGCAAAGGGGACCATGTGTCAAAGACATAGGTCAGTGGGTTGCTGGGAAGGAAGCAGGCGTAGAAGTTATCCTCTACATGATACACAGCACGTATGTCGTCCTGTGGCTCTAGCTTCAGAGCAAACTGAAACTGGCTCCTCACATTTCTGGAGATGTCACTAATAGGTAATGACTTCTCTTGAATTGTCCTGTTCAAAGACCGGACCCCTGTTGCATCAATAAACATGAAGTCGGTGCCGGTCCCTATAATAGAGTCCCTTGCGATGCAGCCAATGCCCTCAATTGTATCCACTAGATTTAGTGTGCTGACAACGTCTGAGGTCGTAGAGTAGACCAGGATATTGGTCATTCCATAGACTATCATAAAGTTGTTGTGTGCAGCGATGCCCGTGATGGCGTCATAGCCTGAGGGCCAGTAGAGCCCAGTGTCGAAGGCCCCTGTGCCGCTGCTGCTCCAGTTCTCGCCATTCAGGAGGCCGGAGAATGAAACCAGAGCACTGTCAGAGTCATACGCCGAGGTCCACAGGCGGCCAAAGGCGGCGTGCACTGTGTTAGGGTAGTCAGTCCCCTTAGGTGTCTCGGCCCACTCCTGTAACGCAACAGTGGAGACCAAGGGGTCAAAGACCAAGGGTGCGTGCCCTGCTTGGACAAAGAAACACTTGTTGTTCAGGACGGCCATCTGCCACTTATTCCCTGTGGGGACATTGGGCAAGGTCAGGGCGACCAAGTCACTCTGTGTTGGGTCCTGTAAAAAGATTTGAAGATTGCCAGCGGCGAAGATGAAGGACGCCCCAGTGTCTTGACGAGTGAACTCAAAGATGGTCTCTATAGGCTGGCCGTTGAGAATCTCTGGGTTAGTTGTCAGGTACTGAAAACCCCTACGTGAGGCAATGCGCCCGTAGTCATCAATGACACAGTTATTCGCCTCAGAGGCAAAGTTTATCTCCATGTCCAGTGGGGAGTCCTGAGTGTTTAGCCCATAGAACCCCGGCGCTGTCAGGCTGATATTTGCTTGTGGTTGAGCCACTATCTACCCCTTGCGTGGTTGGTCGCTGCGGCGTTTGTCATCCCACCGTACCAGATAAGCTCGTTGGGGTACAGTGCGGAGTCCTGTGCAATGGCGTCACTGAGGTGCATGTCCGCGGTTGCAAATATTTCAGCTGTAGGAGTCCCCGCCACTTCGCCGCGCTCACGGGAGGCTAGGGCAGTAGCGAGCGTGTATACGGGGAGGGCAGGGACAAAAAGGCGGGTCTCAGGCAGCACCAATGCGGGCTGGTGCGCCACACGGTCAATGACAAGTACTTGGTCTGTAGTGCTAGTCTGTCGAGGGAAGACATTAACATTAATGAGGCCGGTTGCTTTGTCGGTCTTCATCACAGCCACATCAGTAGGCGTGCCTGTGGGCACATTGTCTATCCCATCTAGATACAGCTGTGTCATGTGTTGTTCTGAGACCTGACGAATACGCCTCGCCCCTGTCAGGAACGGGTCACTCTCTCTGCTGACGAAGAAGGCACGTATAATGTAGCTATCGTCATCGCTGTCTGGGAGATTATAAGACACACCAAAGTTAGCTAGGTCTGCGAGCAAGGGGATGGTGTCCGAGTCTCTGAGCACCGACCAGTTCCACGCGTTCTCCACGCGGTCCTTAGCGTCATTGACCCACGCACCTATGCTACGGTAGTAGGGGTCGCTGTCGACCTGTGAGGCCTCTATGGTGTCCTCTCTGAGGCGCACAAGGACTGCGTTAATTAAGTCTAAATATGTCATCGTTTCATCATTCCTTGTGGTTTGATTGCAGGCAGCTGGACAAGGTCCCGTGTCTTGAAGTTATCAAACATAGACAGAGGCCCACCGCTACCACCACCTAATATGCTATTTGTAATAGAGGTCATGTTGGTGTCTGGCAAATCGGGCAAGTCAGGCAAGTCCGGTATCTCAATGTCAGGCAGGGGGTTCTCAAACTCAGGCAGAGGGTTCTCAAACTCAGGCCTAGTAATCCCACCAATGCTAGGCAGAGGTATGGACTCACTCCCTTCCCAGTTAGGCAAATCAATGTCAGGCATTTCAGGAATAGGAATCTCTGGAATATCTATGGACTCACTACCTTCCCAGTTAGGTAAATCAACATCAGGAATCTCAATCTCTGGCTGAATATCTGGCATATCATCGCGGACGAATTCGTAGACCTCATCACCATACTGTCCTGCCTCCTCGACCAGCTCTTTGAGCCACTGAGGTGTCTCCGCAGTCCATTCCATATCGCCGTCACCAAACCACTCAGGCTGTATGTCAGGCAAGTCATCACGAATGAACTCATAGACCTCATCAAGACCTTGCTCGCCTTTCTCTAGCAGGTCGCCAATGACCTCTGAGCCAGGAAACTCCCCGATGCTGACATTGGGCATGTCTGGAAGAGGTACGGTTCCTAATGTGCCATCTTCTTTGACGTATGTTTTCACGCCACCTAAGAGAATGTCCTTAGCGTCACCACCTGAGATGCCCTCTTTGCCCATCTCACGGACGGCCTCTGCAAGGGCGACAGGTTCCCAGCCTCTATCTATCAGAGTGTCATAGACCTCAGGGTTCTCAAAGATTATCTGACCCAATTCACCACCAGCGTAACCGCCAAGTGCCTTAGTAGGGTCGCCCCCGCTTTCAATGACAGTCTTAATGGTGTCCAACTGCTCATCAACACCCCATGTGCCAGAACCTATAGACCCTGTGTCTATGTTTTTCAGATAGGGGGCCAGTGCGTCTAGGCCAACGTCTACACCATAACCTAAGGCTATCTCTTTCAGGACGTCCTCAACAGAGCCCCCTTGTGCCAGCGCACTGGTGCCATTTAGGATTGCGCCGGCCGCGGCCTGAGAGATACCCATCTGGGCAGCTAAAGGGCCGACAAGAAAGCTGACTGCAACGCCAGCGGCGATAGGACCCAAGGTGCCGACAGGGTCAGACTTTATCGTCTCCCACATACCACCAAGGCCATCCGGCAGGGAACTCTCGTTACCTAGTTTCCACCAGTCGCCAGGCCCCCACTCATTGTTTACATCATCAAAGGTGTCATAGTCATAGGCAATCATCTTGCCATCACGCTTACCGTCTTCGCCCATCCCTGTGTCTAAGGCTTTCTGATAGGCTAAGGACCGAGCCCGCTCGTGGTGCTCTTTGTTTGTCAGGCCGTCACCTTGGTTGACATTTTTATTAGCTGCCCGCGCATGGTAGCGTATGGCGTCCTCTATGTTCTGAGACTCCCATTGCTTGAACGACTCTGGGTCATTGATGGCCATCTGGTGCCATTGGTTCCAGGTGTCGTTAATGACGTCCATCTTTTCTTTGTTGCTACCCTGAGATTTAGCTAACTCCTCATAGGTGTCGGTCTGCTGCTGGACAGGGTTATAGGACCACGCCTTATCTCTCTGGTCCTGTGTCAGGTTATCGTTGTTGTAGTTTGACCACACAAGGGCTTGTTGCTCTGGTGTCAGAGAGTCAAAACCATTCTGGTCAATCTGGTCGAAGACACCATCTGCGAACTGCTGTTGATTAGCCTGCTCCTGATTGAAGAGGCCCTGTTGTTTCAGGTACTCAATCATCCCTTCAGTCGCTGTCCCCTCACTGGCCCTCTTAAGCATGTAGTCAATATTCGTCTGCTGCTCAGGGGTGTACTCTTTGGCGGCCGGTTGTGTTTCAGTATCAATGACAGCGTCCACAACCTCTTCGGCCGAGCCGTAGAGCATCTTGTCCTTCAGGGCGGCCTGCATCTCAGGGTCATTCTTGGCCCACTCTTGGCCCTCCGGTGTCTGGACCCAAGTCTCAAAGTCAGCGGCTGGGGCCATTAGGCTACTACCGGCTGGGGGGCCGGAGTAGGGATTCTCCTCACCGTTGCTGACCATCTGCTGAGCGTACTGCCATGCTACGTCTGAGGGGGCCAAAGGCTTAGCCCTGACGACGCCCATCTGCTCGTCCGCTAACGCCTGTGAGTAAGTTACGTCTGGAATACCAGCACCATTAGGCCCAGATGCTGCCTGTAGGGCTCTCAACTCTTCAGCGGTCTGAGGCATAAGGCTGGTGCCAGTGAAGGGTGCGGCCCCTGTGGACGTTGTGCTCTCGGACACCATGATGCCATTACCAATGTCCACGGGAGTGGTCATGGTGGGCGTTGGTGCTGGTGCTGTTGCCTTAGGCCAAAACGCCGTTGGGTTAGCCGCGGCAGCCTCCGCCAATTTCTCTGGGTTGGCCGCCCAGTACTTCTCCAGCTGCTCTGGTGTGATGGCCATTGATTAGGCCTCCAGTGCTTCAAGTCGTGCGGTGAGTTCCTGTATGGCTTTTACCATCACGCTGCACAGTGCGTCCAGCTTGAGCGACTGCACTACTTCTGGGTCATCCTTGCTGCCTTCAACGGCACTGGGGATTATCGCGGCCAGTTCGTGCGCTATAAACCCTTCGCGCTCCACCCCGTCAGCA